GAAGGTCCTTCGTTTTCCATATCGTCGGGAGAAGGAATTTGGTTCCCCATATCTTCAGAAGGTTCCCGAGTTTCCGTGTCCATGGGCGTTTCAGCCGCCGCCTGTGAAAACATTTGACCCAATTTCGCAAATATATTATTTGTAACTTTCTCAGAGACGTCGTCTGCCAAATCGGTAGAAATTCCATCTAAAAAATTCTTGGCATTATCGCCTAAATTCGACCCACCTGAATTACCTCCACGTTGGCTGCGTCTACGATAATTTGCTCTTTTTTTAAACGTTCTGTATCTTCCCATTTTATATATACATATATAAAGATATTCCGAAGCCCGAAGTTTACTTATGTTTTTTACAAAAACAATTTAAACAATCCTTCCAACATATTTTATCTAAAGATATGCCATCTCTCTTGCTAATTGAAAAAACCGGCGTTATAAAGGAAATTTCAATGAATCAATTTGCTGAATCGGACTTGTATAAAAAGGCTGGATTTAAGACCGTCGACGGATTCAAATGCCATACTACATGGAACGTCGACATTGACGACGAAAAAATATCAGTATCTATTTACGGAAAGACGGACGGTCGAGCCAATACCGAAAATAAATACGATTTCCCACCACCCGTTGATAATAGTCTATTCTTTGGATCTTGTATTTTAGTGAGCCGTGACGAACACGGTGAAGTATCTGATCTTACAGAAGATATTTGGGATAAGGTATATGAATATTTATTCGGTGGATTTGAGGACTTGGGTGACGAAGATTCGGAAGTTTCTGATGATGACTCGGAATACGAAACCGCTCCTAAGACAAAAACGGGTTATGTGAAAGATGACTTTGTGGTAGATGATGAGGACGAGGAAGACGACGAAGAGGAAGACGACGAAGACGAGGACGAAGAAGAACCGGTTGCTATAATTAAAAAATCAAAGATCAAGAAATCTTCGACTAAAAAACCGTCTATTCCGGAAAATATATTCGCTTCGGTGTCCGAATCTCCAAGTGATGGCTATTTAGATTGTGGCACCGAGCTTTCGGAGGAGGAATATTTTTCATAACAAGAGTAAATAATAAAAATATATAAAAGCATCTAGTTTTTATATATAAATGTCAACGTCCGGAAATCCTCTAATCACTGAAATCGATAGCTTGCAATCATTCCAAGAATTATTAAGTAAAAACCCCGGGCTCGTTATTATCAAATTCGGAGCCGGGTGGTGTGGACCGTGTAAAAAGATTGAACCCGTTATCGATCAATGGTTCAATTATTTGCCCGCCCTAGTTCAATGCTGTAAAATCGACGTAGATGAATCGATTGAACTTTATGGATTCCTGAAATCGAAGCGTCGCATCAATGGCATTCCTGCTGTTATGTGTTACCAGAAAGGTAACCTGAACTATATCCCAGATGATATGGTAGCAGGGGCGGATGTAGACCAAAATAATGCGTTTTTCCAGAGGTGCTGTCGGCGTTTGGAAATGGTGGAATCGCCTAAATCTTCGTCTTTGGATTCAACCGCGATCGCGAATATTGCCTGAAATAATTAATATCATATGTAAGTATATATGGCGAAAATGAATATGAAATGGATAGCGGTGTTTTTTGTCGTCTCATTTTTAGCTGTCTGTATATATTCTGGAGTTAAAAACTTATTTGGAAAACGAGAATATTATAGCACAAAAGAGTCTGATGATCTCGGTGCTACATTATCTAGTTCTGGTAAAACCGCCGCATATTTTTATTCACCATTATGTAGTTGGTGTACTAAAATGAATTCTGTATATGATAATGTGAAACCAGCTTACAAAGACGTGAAATTTATAAAAATAGATGTGTCGCAAAATAAGGACTTGGCGAATCAATATAAATTAGACGGATTTCCTCATATCTTATTTTTCAAAGGATCAGATGTGGTTGGATCTAGTTCTGGATATGTAGAAGAAGCTATTTTAAAGACACGATTAGACGAAAGTCTGGGATCAAAGGCGAGCGGACTACCTATTTCGCAAAATCCTACGCAGAAATACTAGAATTTGTTCTTGGTTTTTTGTTACCGCTTATGCTAACAAAAAATATAAAACAAAAGGCTTTTAAATGCCACCATTAATATTCAGCGCATAAGGATTTCCTTTAAGAGCGTTCAATAAATCTGGAGAAACTCGATCGGTTTGCATTCCCGAATACAAGGACTGTTTTCCCTGAAGACGACCCATGGTTTCCATGGAAGGCGGCGGAGCGGGCATCGAAGGATTTACCGCGCGACTGTTATGTAAGTAAGCATCTTTCGCTTTTCCGGTCATATTTACATTACCGTTCATCAAAGACATATTTCCGGGAACCATACGACCGTCGATGGTGGAAGCCTTGATATCATTATTGCGCTGGCGATATTCCGCGTCATACGGACGGGTTTGACGAGCATTGGATCCCGCACTTGAGTTTCCAGCGTAATAGAAATCGGATTGATTCATCCGTTCATTAATAACGGGTTGTTGTTCAGTAACCGCATACGCGCCGCCGTTTTGATTGGCATTTACATTCAAATGGAATTTGGATTTCTCGGTGGTTTCACGAATAGTTGTTCCCGGGCGATCGGCTGGATTGAATAAATAAGACGATGTCACCTTAGTCGCGGGATTTTGATAAGGACGCAAATTTCCAATGGAATTTTCTTTACGAGAAGGGCGTACTGCGTCCAAGAGAGGGGCAACAACGGCGCCGATGGCGCTACCGAAAGCACCGAAATAATCAATTTGATAATTCGACGAACGATTATTCGCATACGCCTTATTTGATTTGATACCATAGTCCGCCACCATGGCTCCGCCACGACCGACTGAACTCACACCAGACACCGGGAATGAAGGCAAATCATGGTGTTTGGATGGCATATATTCACCGTCCACGTATGCATTAGAATTCGCCACGCCAGCACCACCCGCATAAGATATCGATGTATCCATTCGGCTTGTCGCTCGATCAATCGGCATAGATTGTAACGTCTGACCTTTCTCTAATCCGGTCGTGGTCATCAACCGGTCTTGTCCCATTTCAAAGGCGCGTTCGGGTCGATTTTTTTCCATCTGACCAATGGATCCAAGTGTTTTTACGTAACTCGACGCCGGACCCTCATATCCCAATGTTATATTTCCTCCAGATTTTTGGTGGTTCGCCGTTCGCAGTTCATCTACCGTCTTGGGCATCCATGTTTCGCGTGCTAACATACCAGAATTGAAACCAGCGGCACCTTCGGTCCCATAGCCCAATCCTAAACCGGGTGCCACGCGCTCTTCCTCGAATGGTTTCGCATTCGCCATATTCATGCTAGGGTTAACGCGGGATTGGAAAAAATCGTTTTGATTCGGTGCACCATATGCCCATGCAAAATTATCTCCGGGTGAAAAAAGCGGAGATTGTTCTTTTTTCTCAATTTGCTGTGAACCTGTTCCTAAATAATTATCCATAAGGGACTCAGTAGAATTTGCCTCAAATTGTCGGCTTCGGATTTTGCTACCGAAATAGGGGACCATGTTTTTATGATTGAAATAGTCTTCGTCTACCATTTGACCAGTCAGTGAATGGTATTTGCCCTCACCCTTGTTTCCAAGCTCATTTGCAAAAGCGTTTTCTCTCGCATTTGGGTTATAAAATTTATCAGTCCATGCGGCACCGCCGTCGTACCGATTGTCGTGAGTAAGGCGACTCGTCGAATCTAATTCTGTATTTTCAACGGGGAATTCATTGGGAAAATTAACATTCGGTATATTCGTATTCGGAAGATCATCGCGGGCTCCGAATCCTTCCTCAATTGCCAAGTTATTCTTTGTCGTCTGTTGCTTAGATACAACATATAACCCGGCTAACGCCATTAATGGTATCGCAATTTCCATCTTTATTTACTACTATAACATAATAAATAAAATAATTGAAGCAGCTTGCTTCACTCATCCAACAACATAAGCGCCATCGCCGCGTAGTTATGTAAATCCAATAGTGTATCTCGAATACCCTCGTCATTTACTAAATTAACCCCATTCTTTGTAATGGATAGCGATCTCTGTATTTTATCTTCAATCCGCATAAGAACCCCGATGACACCATATTTCGAAAAGGCATCTCCATAGTCAGCGTTTTTTCTCGCAAATAACTCTAATGCGTTTTTTTGTATTTGTTTCATTTGATCGACACGACTGTTCTCCTTACGAAGACCGTAAGGAGAACAGTTCTCTAGAGATTCTGTATTATAATTCATTATATATCAATAAATATTATTGTTTTTATATTATTTATGATAAATTTACCGATTCAATCTAGAATGATCCATGATGACGGTTTTATGGTAATCCTTTTCCAAGATTCGCGTTTGAATATTATCTGGGAATCTCTTCTCTAAATTCGCCTGGGGATTAATCCATGGCTCTTCCCATCTGGGATGTTCCAACGAGCGATATGACCAAGCGGGATGAGTTGCGCGGGAGTCTTCGACTGTAGGATCAGCAGAAGGATAAGATGGCATAGAACTCGACGCCGCGTGAGACTTGTAATCGTTCGATTCGGGATCGCGATCCAATTTGCGTGTCATTCCAAACAGGTCGCTTTCCAAGCCGATTGTATTAGTCTGCAAATTCGCTCCCCAGCGTTGAAGTCTCAACTGTGGATCTTGGAAAAACGGCAAATTAATTCCCGGTCCAGGTGTATCTAAATAATATCGTTCCGCGAAACTCGACATCTCCGATTGTTTCTTTATTCTTAATGGGTCATCGTGGTATCTTGTAAATGACATGGTTATATACTTCAAATATAAAAATCTGGGTCGAAAATAATATCATTATCCACCGAAAACCCAGGAAATTTATAATAGTTTTTCATGGAGAAATCTTATCATGAAAAACGGTAAGAAATTATAATTCCCCGAAGGGCGGGAGGGGATTCTGATGACCGGGGGTTCCCTCTAGAAAATAAGATTTCACACTTCTACTAGAGTTGTCACAATTGTAACGTATATTTGTCTGCATATTTGCAGCCATTATTTAGGAGGGTTTTCTCCTCAAGTAATACAAGGATTTGGCGAAAATGTCTTGTCCGTCGATTTGTCTGAATATGATTGTGAAAAACGAGAGTGCCATTATTACGCGACTCTTGGAGTCAGTTTCCCCCTGGATAGATTCTTATTTTATATGTGACACAGGAAGCACAGACTCGACTGTTGATATAATCCGGGAGTTCTTTTCGGAACGGGGCGTGCCCGGGGTTGTTGTGCACGAGGTTTTCCAAGATTTCGGATATAATAGAACGTATGCTTTGGAAGCATGCGCCGAGTTGTCCGCGGACTATTTGCTCTTACTAGATGCCGATATGGTATTTTGGGTGAACCCGGAAATCGCTAAATCGCAATTCAAGTCCATGGTTTCTAGCAGCGATACACACTATGTTTTCCAAGGCAGTCCTACCTTTGATTATAAGAATATACGTATTCTTCGAAACCGAATCGACGCCGTGTATCGTGGTGTAACCCATGAATATTTGGATATACCTGGAGTTATTAAAAACAACGTCTTTAAAAAAACCGACGTATTTATCCAAGATATCGGCGACGGGGGTTCGAAATCCGATAAATTCGAGCGCGATATTGCGCTATTAACGCGCGGCTTGGAACAAAAACCCAATAATTCCAGATATACGTTTTATTTGGCGAATAGTTATCGCGATTCCGGTCAATACGAAAACGCCATTGAGCAATATAAACAGCGTGTAGAACAAGGCGGCTGGATCGAAGAGACGTGGTCGAGCTACTATAATATCGGGGTATGTTATAAACACAAAGGCGAACCAGAGCTTGCTATATATTGGTGGATGCAGGCATTCCAGTGCTATCCCGATCGCTTGGAAAACATGTACGAAATTATACGTTATTATCGAGAACGCGGCGATAATCAATTAGCATACATGTTTTATAAAACGGTGAAACCAGTCTTGGAACTAAAAAGAGGAACGCCTCTAGATCACTTATTTTTGAAACGCGCTGTTTATGATTATTTGATAGACTACGAATATACTATTTTCGGATATTATTGCGCGGTTGATCGCGTAGAACTAGCTGCAATATCGATGCGCATATTATCACATAATGAATTGCCTCATCCTATACGAAAAACGGTTTTATCTAATTATAAATTCTACGCGCCAAAAATAATAGACATATCAACAAACGATTTATCGAGCTTTATAGGCGTAACGGAAGAAGACGGATTTTATTCAAGCACTCCGAGCTTGGTAAAAATATCCGATACCGAATTATTAATAAACACGCGATACGTAAATTATATGATAGATAGTAATGGATATTATATTAATAACGGGACTTCGATTGAATCCAGAAACTTATTAACAAAGATCAAAATAGAAGAAACCGGGTCTCTCGATAAATCTTGGAAAAAGGTCGATGAAATGTGGTTAAAGCACGACCCGAGCAACGACGGATTTTACGTGGGACTGGAAGATATGAGATTATTTAATAATAACGGCATAATAACCTATAGTTCCAATCGCGTTTTACCGTCTCGTAAAATTGTTATAGAAACCGGCGTTTTGGATTCAGAAACGGGGGTTACTATAAATCCGACAATCTTGGAGGCATCGAATCAAACTGACGTAGAAAAAAACTGGGTTTTCGCGGGAGATTCCAAGATGATATACGGATGGAGTCCTCTTATCATAGGAGATATATCTGGAACGAGATTTACGAAAGTGAAAGAGATTCAAACTCCCGTTTGTTTCAAAGGAGTAAGGGGGTCCACCAATGGGGTTTCTCTCGGCGACGAACTCTGGTTCATTTGTCATTTAGTAAGTCACGAAAAAAAGAGACATTATTATCATATGTTTGTAGTCTTGGAAAAAGATACATATCGAGTTAAAAGATATACCGATCTATTTACATTTGGAGGCATTCGAATAGAATACACATTAGGATTTGTGTTTTTGAACGATGATATTGTCATTGGATATAGTTCGATGGATCGCGAAACCAAATATATGAGAATAGACATGGACAACGTAGAAAAATATATGTATAATATAAATGTTTGACGAAGCCACACTTGAATACTTAAAAAAATATGAAAATTGCAAGGATTATTGCCTAGAAGAACAAGATTGTATCGATGATTTAAAAAGTAAATACGAAAATATATGTTTAACAGAGGAACCTGAATGTTCTATAATAGAAACCCCCGAGTTTAAAAATTTAATAGAATTTTTAATTAAATTTATTCGGTTTCTATATTGCATAAGAAGTTATCATAATAACGTATATGACACCAAAATAATAACATCCTTATCTAAACTAAATCTTGATAGGTTTGGATTAACTTTGGATCAATTATCATGTGTGGATTTCCCAGGAAATGGAACATTCGCACCCGGATTTCCGCATATCTTATCGGAATATTTCAAAATAATAACCGCGATTGCAAGTGACCCAACTGACCCTAATAGAAAAACCATTATGGAAAAGTATAAAAATTTCTGCGATGATTTTCAACCATGGTCGAGGATGTTGGCTACATTTTTGAAAATACACGCCGCAAGATTATTTCCAAGACTAGTCATTCCTAATATTGAAAAACCCAAATTATACGGAACATTTATAATAAAAAGAGCTTTAACCAAGCGCGAATTTGATAAGTTATTGTTATTAGACAATTTTAGCGAAAGTTTAATTTACCATATTGAAAAAGAAAATACTCCGATAAGATCGATAACAAGAACCAAAAGTCTCCCTACAAATAAATCGAAAAGTAGATCTCGACCAAGGACACGACGTATAAGGTCTAGAATTAGAACGATATAATTCACACATGATTAATTGCGGCATTTTTGCAAGTTTGACCAAATGTCTTACGATGCCACTGCGTAATTCCATTCTCTTGAATCCCCTCCAAATGTGCTTTTGTTCCGTATCCCACGTTTTTATCAAGACCATAACGCTCGACCAACACCGGATATTGCTCGCACAACTCGGCAATGTAATCGTCGTGTGAGACTTTGGCTAAAATTGAGGCAGCCGCAATTGACGTGTATTTATTATCACCCCCTTCAATCGTTTCATGAGGAAACGCTCGAATCTCTTCCAAAACATCATCATAGACAGTAAATGGTTTGAAATCGTTACCATCCACGAGTAACATATATTCATTCGGATGCCTAGGGTTTCTCTGAAACCCCATTCGGGATATTTTCTGGATAATATCCCGAATACACGAATGCATTCCTCGAAACACAGCTTGACGAATATTAATATCGTCGATGACGTCGGGTTCTATATAATGAACCGACCAAGCGATACAGTGGGTTTTGATATATTCAGCTGTTTCTCGGATTTTCTTTTTAGAACTGAACTTTTTCGAATCTTTCATAGATCCATGGAGAAATTCATCGCCTTTAGGTAAAACGACTCCGGCGACATAAAGTCTTCCGAATAGCGGACCGCGCCCCGCTTCATCTATTCCTATCTCGTATTGGTTTGTGTCCTTATCGTAATATTTCGAAAGACTCATTGTTTAATTTCATGCGTGATTCGAAAATGAAAATCAATTTTTATCCTCATAGAATATATATTCTCGATTAAATGTTTAGTATAAAGCCAATTCATATTTTGATAGGAGCAGTAATTATTTTAGTCGCATTTTGGCTCTTTTCTTATTATAGAAAATCGATATTTGAAGGAGCCGCCAATTCCCCTCATATATTCTTAGACAAAGATTATGCCACAATATCATTTGATGAAAGTGATGGAAGTGTTACTATAAAAACCGACGGGTCCGATATTGTAATTTATAAGGACGGATCAATCGAAGGAGATGATTCAAGTCTCGTGAATAAATCCAAAACTTCGCAAGATGCATTCATATATACAAATTCCGACTTGGAAATAGCGATCATTTATATTTCAACGAATGCAAGTGATTCATATGTTTTGGTTATAGATTCTGGTAACTATGAAATTTTAGGGTATATTGCTTATGTAGACGGAAGTATGTTTGATATCCATGATTCTCAATCTGAACAAGAAGGAATAATATCTGTAGATGAATCGACCGATCCTATGAGAATTTCCGATGTCAAATCTAACAAATCATCTTATGGCAAAAAAGTTGGCGGGAACGAAAAGGAATACACTATGGGTAAGAATCATACCATAGATTTTGGATCGGATAATGTTAAAAACATGGACGCAAGAGAGTGGTCGATTCTAGTAGAATCAGACAAAGAAGAAAGTTTGGTTGTTATATGCAGCGATGATAGTCATTCCCCTGAATGTTATATCGCATTTACGTTATTTATGGTGGATGGATATTTATATGTAGATCCCGTTTCGATACACAAAAGAATACCCGAAGATGAGGGTGATGCTGAGGGTGAAGGCGAAGGTGAAGGTGAAGGTGAAGGCGACGAAGAAGAGGGATCGGCGCCTCAACAAATTGTAGATTTCTGGAAGAAAGAAATGTCGACGAATGATTACATTAAAAAGACTCAAATCGTACCAATGTCCTGCCAGACTTGCCCCTCTCAATGTGGAACTAAAAACTCATCTACACCCAATACGAATAACAACAATAATAATAATAACAATTCCCAAAACTCAGGAACTCCCGCGGCGCCAATTTCCAATTTTGCAAATAATACAGTAAATACGGCTGGAAGCGTAGCAAACAAAGCAATAGGCACGGCTGGAGGGGTAGCGGGCGCGGGGTTACTAGGAGCAGGGCTTCTTGGAGCAGGAGCAATTGGAACTGCGGGCGGAGTCGCCAATAATACAGTTAACGCAGCAGGCGGAACAATCGGAAACGTTGCAAATGCAGCGGGCGGAACCATCGGAAAGGCGGTTGACGCTGCGGGAAAGGCGGTCGGAAGTGTTGCAAATGCGGCAGGAGGTGTTGCAAAGAGCGCGGTAGGTGGAGCGACTGCGCTCGGATTAGGCGCAACGGCGCTTGGTGCAGGAGCAATCGGAACTGCCGGAAATGTCGCGAATAATGCGATTAACAAAACGTCTGGATTACTCAAACCTGACGGAAAGGGCGGATTCGTTCAACAGGGTCAACAACAAGGTCAGCTTCAGTATGACGAAAAAGGAAATTTGGTAATGGTGCAACCCGGTCAGAAAATAGGAGGAATGGCAATTCCGTCACAAGGATACAAATTTGCCTTTCCTCCCGTCATGCAATATCCTGGAATGCAATCGACGGAAATTCAAAGTAGCGATTTCGTTGCCGTCACTGCGGACTTTTCCAAGTTTGCTCATTAAAGACATTTCAACGTCGACCGTAACTGACGAATTCATTGATCCGTTTGAATCTATATAAAAATATTATTTCATTATAGTAAAGTAAATTATAATGAACGCGTTAGACTATTCGATAATTTTGGAACGCACGAAAATCGCAGAAGAAATAAAATCTATACTCACTTCTTTTGATAGCCAGTGTTCGAATGTTTCTTTCAAAAAGGGAATATATATATACGGATCTCCGGGTTGTGGAAAATCTCATTTTGCGGTAGAGATTCTAAAAAGTATGGATTATGACGTTATTAAATACGACGCGGGCGACGTCCGAAATCGAGCTCTTATTGATACAATCACCAGCAATAACGTATCAAATCGTAATGTTTTGCATATGATGAGCCGTAAGGTCAAAAAAATCGCGATAGTTATGGACGAAATAGACGGCATGAATAATGGAGACAAGGGTGGGATAAATGCGCTTATCAAATTGATAAGGCAAAAGAAAACCAAAAAACAGCGCTTAGAAAATGTTACCTTGAATCCGATTATTTGTATTGGAAATTATCACACAGACAAAAAAATCCGAGAACTCATCAAAGTATGTAACGCTTTTGAATTGAAAACTCCCACACAGCCGCAAATAAGTAAATTATTAGACACTATGATTAAAGGTAAAGAAGTCACGGATCTGAAACCCCAGCTCTTAGATTATATTCAAGGAGACATCCGAAAACTTACATTTATTCGTAATCTTTACGAAAAGAAGCCCCAGTTACTGAATAAAGAAACCTTGCAAAATATTTTTCAAACCAAATCGTATAATGACGATGCCAAAAAAATAACACAGGTTCTCATCAATAATCCCGCCCCTATGCAAGAGCACGGCATTTTGATGAATGAAACCGATCGCACTATCATTGCCCTTCTTTGGCATGAAAATATAGCCGACCCCTTATCCAAGATTCCCGCAAATAAAAGCTTCCCCTTTTATGCGAAAATCTTGGATAACATTTGTTACGCGGATTATATTGATCGTATTACATTTCAGAATCAAATTTGGTTATTCAATGAGATGAGCTCACTTATGAAGACGTTTTATAATAATAAATTATATCACGACGCTTTTCCGGAAAATAGGGGAAAGTATAATCCATCCGAAGTGCGTTTCACCAAAGTGTTAACAAAATACTCAACGGAATACAACAATTCACTTTTTGTTTACAACATGTGTCAAAATCTCGATATGGATCGTAAAGATTTGATTGCGTTTTTCCAAGAGTTGAGGTTGTATTTTAATGAAGGCGAAACTGCCGGGGATTTTACACAGGTTCAGGATAATATGGAACAATTAGACATATTATTTGAGGATACGAACGTTACCAAATTGGATATTCGACGCATGTATAGATATTTAGACAAAAACGTGAAAAAAGATAGCGCTGCGGCATTAGAAGATGATATCGAGGATGACGATGAATAATATCTACGGATTATATAAGACATGGTAAAATCAATGAAAAATAGGAAAAATACACTAAGGAAAAAGAAATCGAACCGCCGAACAAAAAAACAAATGGGAGGATTGGGAGGGGCACTACGTCCGCAATTCCATAACTACGAGGATATCGCGAAAATCGATTTTGATATATCGAAGACCGAATATGAAAAACGCGGAGATCAGCGAACAAAAGACGTAAGTCACCAACAATTTGGTCAAAAAAGGGATTATTATAAATTCTTGGAAATGGCGCAACGTAATATGGTAACCGATATGAAAACCATGTTACATAAAATCGGTGATTATGAGGTCTTGAAAAAGGTCGCCGTTAAATCCGACTCCGAAGTTCAGAACCGAGGAGAAAAAATGTGTAAATTTATGTATCTTATTCGTGCAACACAAGATATTACAGGACTATCAGTTTTGCATTTTATATGTAATAATGGAAGTCTACAGATGTTCGATTTAGTTTTTCCTTATTACATGACATTGTATAATAGCGCATTTCCTGAGCTTCTTGGTTATTATTTGAATTTGCAAACTAAAAAGGGAGATTTTACCCCACTTGATTTATTGGTGAAACCTATCGATAGAAAAGAATGGACGGGAACTGCCACAGGAAACGCATTAAGGGGTACTTTAGGAGCGTTGAAAAATTTAGTGGTTAACCCATTAACAAGCCTGAAAAATGCTGCGTCTACTACTGCATCGGGATTAAAAAGGGCTGCGTCATCAACCGTGAATTTGGGACAAAATTTGAATTGGGAACGCGTACGTATTTATTGTCTTATGCGACAATTTGGTGCCGATAAACCGGGTGTAGAGGACGCGGCTCAATATGAAAAGGAGTTTGAAAAAGACAAGAATTATCGTCTTCTATATGCAAACAATTTACACCGGTGAAGATTCAAGGGTGATAAACGTCTTTTGGAAATTCGTAGATTATATAATATAATACTAAAGGTTGTAAAACACACATAAAACCTATTTTATGTGTATATAATAAATGGGAAAAAACGCAAAAAAGAAAACGCCGTTTGTAAGTGTATGTACTCCGACGTTCAATCGCCGACCTTTTATTCCGACCATGTTTGAATGTTTTCGTAACCAGAACTACCCGAAATCGCAAATCGAATGGATTATCGTTGATGACGGAACCGATAAAATCGAGGATCTAGTCAAAATGTCGGGTATCGAACAAATCAAGTATTTTGCCTTGGACCAAAAACTTACACTTGGAGCAAAACGCAATTTCATGCACGAAAAAACGCGCGGCTCCATTATCGTTTATATGGATGATGACGATTATTATCCACCCGATCGCATTTCCCACGCTGTAGAAACCCTATTAAAAACCCCCTGGGCATTATGTGCCGGATCTAGTGAAATATACGTTTACTTCAAACATATTCAAAAGATGATACAATTTGGACCCTATGGACCGAATCATGCTACCGCGGGAACGTTTGCGTTCCGGCGTGAATTATTGGCGAAAACGAGATATGACGAAACCGCAACGTTCGCCGAAGAAAGAGTGTTTTTGAAGAACTATACCATACCCTTTGTTCAATTGGATCCGTTGAAATCCATTTTGGTGTTTTCACACAATCATAATACATTTGATAAACGCACACTTTTAGAGACATCGCCGAATCGATTTATGAGAGAATCGGAGAAAATGATCGATGCGTTTATCAGACTAGACGCGGAACAAGGAATCAAACGATTTTTCATGGAAGAAATCGATGGATTATTAGAAAATTACGAGCCCGGTGAGCCTAAAATGAAACCCGACGTAATGAAACAACTGAAGGAAGTAGACGAACAACGTAAAGCGCAGCTACAGATACAACAACGGCGTCAACATATAATCGAAAAACCGGGAGAAGCTCCGAGATTAATGACGGCAGACGAAATCGCGGATGCGCTATATGCGCAAAAGAAACTTAATGGTCTATTATTGGATAGAGTAAAGATTCTAGACAATTTGGTCCAAGACCAACGTAAACAAATAAGTGATACTTAACAAAGTCTCGCTACATGGAGATTTTTTCCTTATACTAGCAGGGAACCTACAGTTCTAAGAGAAGCCGCGCTTCTCGAATTGCGACCCCTTCCTTTTCTCTAGAAAAATATTTATAAAATTCTGTTAGCTTTTTGGAATAGACAATTTTTAGTTTAATTCTTGAAAACGCCAAGAATTGAAATCGAGAAACCTACCGTTTTGAACTACCTTATACCAACGATCTAACTACATTTATCCTCACGTATCCATACGTTCGCAATGTATTTTATTCCGCTAGTAACCGGCATTCCGGCATGCAATGCATACGGATGGCAGCGATTTCCGTTCTTTTCCAAGGGGTGGAATAATAAACCACCGCATTTTTTGGGTTTATATTCGCGGTTCAAATTCGGAAATCGTGTGGCGCCGCCTTCGAATCCATCAGATAAATAGATCAACATTGTAATTACACGCTGCCCTCCACGTTTTTCGAATTCAACGCATCCATCAACCGCGTCGCAGCAGGCGTCGTGGTGTTCGTTATAATACCCATCCGCCTCGTATTTAACGACCTGTATTTGTTCCGCGTTTTCAAACGGTTTGTTTGCCAATTTACAGACCTCTTCAATAATTTTTTTTATAACAGGGTCTGTTTTCTCAAGCCAGGCAGTTTGACTTTTACGAACCATTGTGTCTTTTCCACTTACTACCATACTGTCTTCAAATAAGGGCGTGGCTTTTTCTAATATATAATCCGCTTGTTTTTCTGTAATAAATCCAGGATACTCTACCGGCATAATGTATTCATCCGTGTCTTTCGCGTAACCCCGACCTTTGGTTGAATCTATAAACGACTCTTGACTATTATAAAACCAGTACATAAAAAATACTACAGCAAACAATGCTACGTAAAAACCCGCTCCACTAAATGATATTTTTCTACCTTTCATAATCTCTCTCTATAAAAGACACATATTATATTTTGTATAATACAATACATAATAAGATTTAGAAAAGCCACTTAATTTTCAGGCATCACTTCAACAATCCTAAATTCGCCAAATGATCTGCCCGCGAATTATCTTTTCTTGGAATGTCGCGGTATTCAATCGTCGTTATTCTATTCGCCAACTCTTTCGCGACTTTATAATACGCTATTAGATTCGGATGGTTAACTTTGTATTCCCCGCGCATTTGTTTTATTACAAGTTGACTATCTCCGTTAATTTGTAATACATCTATACCCAACCCAACTGCCATTTCCAAACCCGAAATAAGACCCATATATTCAGCGTGATTGTTGGTTATTTTTTCGCCCACGTAGAGTGATGTGGTTGATATTTCTTCGACGCCTTTGTAAATAACAGCGCCAGCTCCTCCTGGTCCCGGGTTTCCTTTACTACATCCATCAAAGAACATTTTATATTCATATATAACGGGAGTTTCGATTATTGCCCCAAAAAGTTTCGCAATATCACGCTGTATAACCACCATATTTTCCATTGGTTTTACACTAATGAAGGTATATATTATTTGAGTCCCGGGGTTAACTTCAATTTTTGTAATGTCTCCGTAGCTTTTCTCAGATTCAAAACAGAGTGAATATTGTCATATTTTATTCTCATTAAAACGCCGATAAGGACTATTAGAACAACGTTGATAATAATTAGCCATGTATATAAATGTTGAAATGCCGAATTTACGGCTCCACCTAGACTGTTTATATTTTTCATAGTCGCCTTTTCGGCAAATGGTATGCTATATCCAACGCGGTAGGTATTTATTCCATTTATCAAGATAAACAACATGAATAGCTCGAACATATAAACATATGCATATCTCACCGTTTTCTTTATGAAATTATAAATATAAGCTACCCATGTCCGCTTCTCCGGATCACACCCGTTTTCGTCGTTTTCTTTATTTAATTCGGATATGTTTGATATATTCTCGGCAACCGCGGTGAAAGTTGACCCCAAATTAAACCCATTATACATAATAATCGCGAAAAACGAATAGAAAAAGAAAAATCCACATATTGCAAACATTCCAATTGGCGCGCCGATCATTATAATGCTGATTATATAAAAGCAAAATAGGACAAAATAAACAATTCCGGCTATCAGCGATTTTTGCCACCACGGTTCTGGCTGTTGTAGTGCGGGGTCGGGTTTGTAATTTTTCACACCCCACCACCATAATGAACCGTAAACGAGAATAAATAAAACAACCGATATACACAGAAGCGTTGGTGTAAATTTATTATGAACCGCGTTAAAAAAATCGTTGGTTATTTTTTCAGCAAATCCGCCTCTTACCATATGTAAAAATACGATTGCCATAATAAAAAATATTACAACCTTGGATGTAATGTATTTTTTTATTATGGGTATTATTTGAAGCAAGACCCAATCTAACGTTTCAACCGCTCTTAACGGAGGTCCCAATAATCCATACGCAAAAGAACTATTTTCTTCGTAATATGTCAAATTCAATTTATATTGTTCCCTTGGTTCCAAGAAGAACATTACGTAATACCAGTTATATAGAATCAACCAACTTAGTAAGACCGTAGTTACTTTGATTATTTCACTAGAAAACGTATCAATCTCGGTTTTGGTGGCGTGATTTTGCGTTAACGCTTGTGATGTATTTACGACAAATCGTCGGTATTCATATTTTGCGTCTATAATAAACTTTTTTAGTTTTTCGCTCCCCAAACTGAATGTGTTTTTCAATTTAGAAAACATCAATTTCGAAGAGTAAGACAATTGGTTCACAGAATTGGTAATGCTTTCTTTCGATGAAGCGGTTGCTTTTTTTGATTCGGCTGTTCGATCAGCGGGTGTCTGTATAGGAGGTTTCGCGTTTATATCCTTCGAATAATCAAATGCCGCTTTTTTATATTCGAGAAGCTGATTTTGAAGCTCTTTAATTTTATCTTTATTTTT